CCCCGTTAAGCTCGCGCTTTTTATCCGCTGAGATCGTGCTGCTGCAGTGCGGACACAGCAGATGAGCTGACTCACTGGCTTTAACCGGATCCGGTTCATCACGGTAGCCGGTCATCGCCTCCATCGCGGGCTGGAAATATTCACCACAGTGTGGGCACGGCCAGTACCACCGACGGCGATCGCCACGGTTGTACAGGGAAAGCGCGCCTGTCGTTGGCGGCGCTTCATGGGGAGACTTGCGGCGCCATTTACTGTCGCGAATATCACGCCCCGGAGAACACTCCACCAGCGTCATCCCGGCGGACATAAAGGTCGTGGTACGTTTGGAAGCCAGGGTAAAGCCGTCGCCCTCGCCGTCAATATCTTCAGGGAAGCGGTCATAATCCGTCAGCGCTACACACTTAAAATCTGACGAGGACATGATGTTGATGGACGGCCAGCCGATTTTGAGATAGTTGCCTGCCAGAAAAGTACGATCATGGACGTTGTTGTCATTTCGTAACGGGCTCAGGCGTTTAGCCACCTCCGGACTCACGCGGAAGGTTCGCGCCAGGCGCTTTTTTGAGTGCTCGCGGGCTTTCTCTTCAGTCATCTGAACGACCAGCATATCGGACGGGTCACAGACAATGTTATAGACCACCCACCCATCCACCAGGCCTATCGTCTTCCCCGTTCGTGCCGGACCCACAAAAACCACCGCATCGTATTCGCGCATCGCCAGGCAGTTCATCGGCTCAATCACATAAGGGGCAACGGCAGGATCCCAAGGAACCGAGTTACCGGCGCCCATTGGTACGCGCATAAATTTCTGTACCGCCTCAGCCACAGGCATTCGGCGCGGGGCTTTGAGAATGGCGGAAGCGTTACGCCTGACTTCCGCTGCCGTGGCCTGTTGCATGACTTACTCCTCTTCTGGCATATCCTCCTGTTCCGGTGAGTCGGCCTGCTCAACTTTGATGGCGATCTGATCACGCAGATCGTCAATAACCTGCTGCACCCTGACAACTGCTGCAGGGGTCATCGCGCAATCTCGCTCAAGAATATCGGGTAGCGTTTCCAGCACCTGGACCATCGCTTTCGCCATGGAGGAAAACTCTCTGGTGACTTCCGATGCCGGGATCAGCTCCCCCGTTTCCTGCTGAAACTTGAGCCGTTCACGCTCTGACTGAAACCAGGCTTTACGATCCGGGGGAAGCATTTTGTCGACGTCCACCAGCTCCGACGGAGTGGTGCCAGTCAGCAGCTCCCGCAAAATATCGGTGATGGCATAAAGCTTCAGTTTCGGATTGCTGCCGGGAGCGGGTTGCACATTTGCCAGCTTACCTGCGACCGTCTGACGGTGCAGATCGGTAATGGCTGCCAGCTGAGTGATGTTCAGCCGGAAATTTTTCAGTTCGTTATCCATGATGGTGAACAAAAAATAGTCATTTCGACATCCTGCATACGCTCAGGACTGAAATATCAAGAGGTTAAACGGATGATGATGAAACCCATAAAATGCAAAAAACTAGCCGTTTTCCGCGTGTCCTCGCCCCCTCGGTGTTCATAATCGATAGGAGGACCCGCGCAAATGGCAGAAATTATCAACAAAAAACCCCGCATTAGCGGGGTCTAAAATTGCGATACTGTATATTTGGAATTAGAGCGGAGTATATTTTTCCTTAAGCTCCTTACCCCAATGTCTAAGAGTACGCGACCTTCTGGCAATAGTGTCTCTACTTAATGAATTGCACTGTTCAAGTAAAAATTCCTCAGCTGTATCAGGATCTATTTGAGATAAATTCTCAACTTCTGACCAGTTAATCCAAGCCCAACCAATATGACTCACCTCAAAGCATCTCGCAGCAATTTTATATTGCTTCTCTCGTCCAGATTGAATTAACTTTTGCCCCATCGCCGTTACATGGCCATTAGCATTAAGCAATCCTAAAACTTTTGCAGCATGAAGGTAATAATAGACGTGTCTTTCTTGCAAACCTGTATTCTCTACGGTACAAGGCTCACCACTCCATTTGACTTCTACAACTTTAAAAACTTTTTCTAAAGTATCTGCCTGCGGAATTTGATGTCCACTAACTGCAAGTGCAGACATCCTACTAATTACCCTAAGATAGAATTCGGCTCCTGCTTTAGTCAGCAGAAATATAACCTCACCAGTCTGATTGCTTTTTAATTCCATATTTGTTCCAGTCGATACAATAGACTGTAGCAAATCAGAAAAGGCTTGGATGTCTATCCCTTTGTTTTGTATGAAATCAACTATATCAGCACGACGCTCAATAAGAGCGCTCAAATCACGTAAAATCTCTTCATAGGCGTTCAGCTTTTCAGCTTGGAATGACAGAATGAACGAACCAGGACGAGCATCAACCGGACGTAGCTTATCTTTGAGACCGCTAAACTCCAGCAAACTGTCATATAACGCGCTAAAGCTATCACACACATTAGAAACGTGACTTAGCACCAAATTTCCAGCGCTTTTCTTTGAGCTTTTTTCTAAATGAATCTCATGTGTTGAATATTTAATTGCTTCACCAATTCGACCATTTTCTAAAACAGGAACAACAGAGCTAATAAATAGTCCCTGAGCTGGCAAAGCATTATCATAGATGGCATCTACGCTTTTAACATTCCATGTAGGCGCAACTTCCCGATCATAAGGGGCGCGTACTTCATAGTAAAATGATTGTTCCTGATCAATTAAAACTGAACGCAAATCAATTCTTTTTCTTTCAATCAACTCCAATCGCGTTGGGGATACAGGGATAACATACCAGCTATCGGAGTCCTCGTCTTCACCAATCCAATAAACAACAAATAATGAATTAACTTCATTTTCTGCTGAAAAGAAACGCGGTTCTTCGAAAAACTCATACACCCTTTTATAGCGCAGAGTCCCCATCATTGTATTAGGCAGAAAAACGTTACTCATGCGCCTTCTCCTAAACAAGCAAAATGCTCATGGATACAACTATTTACCTTAAGCCATATTGTATAGTGAGCAGGATCCGCAAAAGTCTTTTTCATGACCCCCATGAATGGCATGACGTTACCTTTAGCGACGGTACGATCACCTAACGCCGCTGGAAACTTAGCCTTTGCATCTTTAGCACCTCTTTCTTCAGAAAAAAAAGATGTGCCATATACGCACTGCAGAGCTTCTCCGCGACATTTTTTATGTCTATTCGGATACTCTTCATGGGTAGAAAGGAAACAATTTGGAGTCGGAGGGTTAGCTCTAACCAAACGATAAAACTCACCCTCAGCATCTACAGCCGTTTTTGGAGGAACACCATTTGGATAAAAATCAGGCCAAGTCTGCTCGGCTAGCTCCGCTGCAACTTCTGACATAGCATCATTCCGTGTAGTCATAAAAAAACTGCCAACACGATAACAATTTATTCTAATAAGGAAACGACCGCTGGCATCAGATGCAATATAGCAAAAGTTTACAAAATGTGAATCTTAAAGTGTTAAAACCGCACGACAGTAAAGGATTAATCCACAGAACAGCTTGGCAGTGCCTCAGTTCGCGGAAGGTAACGGAACCATCAACAGCAGCATGCGTAACTCCTACTTCTGGCAGTTCGCCTGCCACATTTTATTATGTGCCAAGATGTCGCGCTTCGTCTGCCTGTCCAGTACATCCCAGTCATGCACTGTGCCGTAGATGGGTTTAACCCAGTCGCAAGCGGTGTCCGTTACCTCAACCCTTACGGGTCCAGTTGTCCCGCAGCTCACGATCAACATCGTCGCCAAGCATATGGTTAACAGTCTGCTGTACATTGCTGGCCTCTTTCGTGACTTCCGCTTTTCGTTCCGCCGCGGCAATGGTCGCCGCTGCATTTTCTTCAGTGCGCTGCTGTTTGGCTTTTGCCTCTGCCTTTCCGGTGCCGCGAATATTGCCAGCAACAAAACCACTGAGCGCGACGGCCACCAGCGCACCAAGACCACCCAGAATTATTTCGATGATGCTCATAGCCACCTCACACCAGCACGGATTTTGCCAGGTTAAACAGCGCGCGGCGCTTTTCAAGCCCGTTACTACCGCCATTGATAAGCAGCGTTACGCGCTCAACATCGCCGGAGTGAAGAAGGCAACCGCGGGACACATAAAACCATGCAGCGGAACGGGCGGCGTTCTCATCAACCTCCAGCAATTCGGGGTGCGCCACCAGGTCAAGCTTTAGCGACTGGCCGCAGCTGCGATAGTTGCTCAGACCAGTGATTTGCTTCAGCCCGCGACCGCGATATTTCCAGCCGTCACCTGCAACCTGATTACCCAGATTCTTTTTGCCCCACTCGCCGCCGTATACCAGATTAGCTATCGCTTTCTGGTTAGCCGGTTGCGTTGCCGTTCTACCAAGTGCAGCGGCCTGCTGGGGAGTGATACGGTGTCTGCCGAACGTAGGTACCAGGTTTTCAGCCGCATAATCCAGACTTTCCACCAGCCGGGTAAAACTTCCGGATTCGTGGCCCATCTGCGCGATGAACATGGCCTGATCGAGCGGCGCCATAATGCCGAACTCATTCATTACGCTGTAAATGTGTGGAAACCAGCGCGCCGTCAGCCCGGCGCTGATACCTGCCGCCCTCTGAAATTGTTGTTGATTCACGTTGTGCTCTCTCCAGTAATACGAGCGATATTGCCGCCCGCACGCCATACAGCGACGCAGACAACAACGTTAATGAGGATTTCACCGTAATCGACCTGCACATAATCGCCGTGCCAGATGCGGAAAGCTGTGTACGCAGGAGCCAGAATCAGCCCATAGGCCAGAAGCTCCATTACCCGGCGGCGCCGCATACTGCGCTTACGGAAAAACATCAGGCGGAACGAAATCATAATGCAGGCCAGGGCATTAAGGTGAAGCAACAGCCATGGAAAGTTCAGCAGCAGCCACGTCATTCTTCCCCCTTCACGCCGGGCAGATTGCCTGTTTTTGAGCGGGCAAGAATGCGCAGCAGAATTGTCACGGAAACAGTAGATGCCGCCAGTGCGCCAATCGCGGGCGATACGTTGATTGTGACTGGCGGGCTAAGCTGATTTAGTCCGGCGTTGATAAGGGCGGCGATAATTTCTGAAGCAGTACCAGCGCAGTAAATGCCACCGATAAAGGAAATGAGCGCAAATAATATCTGTTTCCAGATTTTGTGGTCCTCAGAACTGAGGATATACAGCGCCGCCCCTGCGAGGGAGCAGACCATTACTGCAGGTGTGGCTTCAGGAAATAACGTGGCGAAGGTAATTCCGGTTGTCCCGGCGGCCACGCCTGCCGTTACCGTTGCAGATATTGGTTCTGCGGACATTTTGCCCCCCTCTTATTGCTGTGGATCCTCTCAGAAAATTTGAGGGGAATGAAAAAAGGCCGCCGGATGGCAGCCTTCAAAGATGATGTTTTGGATCGATAAAATCTGGTGGGATCGACGATATGACAGGGGTACTGGTGCTATGCACCTTCGCGAATACCCCTGTCGTATCGCCGGAAAGCAAAAGCCCCGACTGGCGGGGCTCTCGTTATAATCAAATTGTCGCTTAGACTCGCTGCCATCGCGGCGCAGCTCTGCCAAGCATGAATGAATTATCTAATTTCTTGACGCATTTTCAACGTTTAACAAGAAAAATAGCACTTTTTGCTAAATTTAGCGGCATCATGAAACTTTCTCCAGGCCCCGGCGCACAGAAAGAAAAACCTTTGCCCGGAATATCTCAAGACACCAACGCACACGCTCTCTGGCCTCTCTGTCTGTCAACCATGGAGCTAAACGCTGCAGCTCTCTGGAGATATCTGACATTTTTTTACGGGTGGTGTAATACTGGCATCCAACCACATAAACGGGATCTGCCAACTCGAACGCCTGCAGTACAGCCTCCTCTACAAATTCGACATCATCAGCGCTCATAGCCTCATCGACTAAACTGGCTTGCGGTTCAGGCCAAAGAATTGAGCGGGCACGTTTCATAGCCTGCTCTCCACGATAACCCTCTTCTCTCGCCTGATTCAGCGCGGCAGTGAAACGTTCAAGAGCTTTGTCGGACCAGTTTTTGCCACGGATGACATTCCAGCACGAATGCCCTGTTGGTTTACGTGGTGCAGTATCACCACGAACGCCGTCACCCCATACACAAAGGAGTGATTTAATCCAACCAGCCTGAATACCTGTAAGTAATACGGACTTCCCCAGATAACGCTTATGAGTGGCGTTCGCCACTGTGGTAAAGGCATTAAGATACTTACGACGTTGCTGCGGTGTCATTCTCAACTCCATACACTTACTTATTAACTATTACGCCGACTGCCAGCGCCCAATCCAGAAAGCGGAACAGCAGCTGCAGCTGTGAGCCGTGTTTCTTCTCGAACGCCGCTACATCGGCATGAAGCTCGTCGTGGCACTCTCTGCACAGAGGGAACACGAAGAGGTCGTGGGCCTTGGTGGCGGTACCGCCCATTCCATTCCCGATTATGTGGTGGGGATCGTCAGCTGGCCTTCTGCAACCAGAGCAAGGCTGGGATTTAACCCACCGGGTGTAGTCCTCACAGGTCCAGCGGCGACGCTTTGGTCGGAGCATAAAAGATTCCGGTGACTCTGGATCCGCGCGTAACGCTAATATCTTCGGCTGCTGTTCCTGCTGTTCCTGCTGGTTTACTTCCGGCCTACATCTTTTAAGTGCCCCTGCAGTTTTGAGTCTCCCCAGCAGGGCAACGGTCGGCCTGTTGTCTGCAGCAACAATATTGCTTTCTTTGTAAACGGCAGGAAATGGGTCATACGGTAACTTCAGTGCCCTGGCGGCCAGCTCTTCCGGGATAGCGTCCGCCACGCCGGCATACACAGCCCACCAGCACAGTTCAGCGATTGAAAGTTCACGATCTTTACCGGACCTGAGGTCCATCAATATTGAATCAACAACCCACTCCACGGCGTTCTTACGCGCCAGTGCCGACAGCCGTTCTGTAGATTGATCCCGCAACTCATTATCACAATGCCAACACAGCAGAATCGCGCCAGGCTGATACGGCATTGTGACCAGTTCAACATGGTGATAATCGGAGTGTGGCCACTGACAATGTTTAAACCTACACATTAGCCATGCCTCCAGTGCTGACAGACCACCAGCAGCTTTAATAACGCGTTCATCAGTAAAAAAAGACTCGAGGGATTTATCTTCTGCCAGAGGTTGTCGCGCGTCTGGCACCCTGCCCGAAGGCAGGTGTGACATTGATTTTGGTTCTGGCTCGATCAGAATACGCCCCTGGTGAAAGAGGCTCATCAGTTCACTGCCAGGCTTCAGTAAGACAACGCCCATACCGCGGGCGATGTCCGGCTTGAGTAATGCCTTCATGCCACCTCCCGCTGCTGTGAGCACATTTCTGGAAGATTCGCACGCACCAGCGCCTCTGCGAAAGGAGGAGGAACAGCATTACCACAGCGTGCCACCTGCTTATCCTTTGCGTAGCGCTTGCCACGATAATCCTGATCAATGATGTACTCCGCAGGGAATCCCTGAGCTCGATACAGTTCGTGAGGCTGCAGCATTCTCATACCGATATCAACGATCTGGTATTTCACCCCTTCTATCGTTACCAGCCATTCATCCTCGCATTGACCACAGTAGGTTTCGAGAAATGTTCGAACCTCGCCAACATGCTGACCACCAGCGGTAATTGTCGGCATAGGGGCATCCACCGCCTGACCGTCTCGGCAGGTACCGCGCAATTTCACCAGGTGAGACGCAACAACCGCATGGTGATCAACAGTGGTAACGGAATGCGCGGGTTCATCCATACCAACACCTGGCCCCGTGTAATTCCCACCATAATGCTTCGCCAGGAATGCGCTTACCGTCGCAAACTTATTGCCCCCAGCAGTGACCGTGCCGAGCGGGTTATTCAGTTGAAGAACACGCGGTTCTTGCCCTGGGCGTTCGCCATAACCCATCTGGATCAGAGTCGGCGTTACCAGTTGCGACTTACCGCCACCACCTGCAGTAATCGTCGCGCTCGGCTCGTCAGCCCTGTGACCTACACTCGCGCCAAACTGACGGGCGATAACCGGCGCAACAACGCATGCACGGGACTGCTTCAGGATAGTGTGTACGGGTTTATCCAGCTGGCGCGGCTTTGCCTGGTACTCACTGCCGCCGTTGCCAGCCAGGAAAGGTGTGATGGCAGCCTCTACTACGCCGAGGGCATGCCCATTCCCGCCCGGGCGCGCCGACGTGCCGGCGGTGACGGTTGGTACCGGCTCGGTTACTGGCTGTCCGGTTGCGCCTGTACGGAATTTTGTAAGGTGCGGTACAGCCAGAGCATATCCGTGGGTTTTCGTGATGGTCTGCAAAGGAGCCTCAAGCTCCTGCCCACGGAAGCAGTCGTAACTACCTTTAGAGGTAGTGTGATTGCACTTCACAATGAACGGAGACGCACTCTCGATCACGAAACGCTGGATGCCACGCGCGATCCTCTTCAGGGTATTTTCCGCCAGCGGCTTTTTACGGTCGAAGATGGACTGTGCCGGGATATTCCAGTCAATACACTCCGCCGCGGTACGCCATGGCGCCAGCTTGCCGCTTTGTACTTCCAGTGATTTTGGATCCCCATGAGTAGCTTCAGGCCAATGGATCTTGCGGCCGTCACAACGCATGACCATGAAGAAACGCTTTCTGATCGTCGGCGCACCGTAGTCACAAGCGCGCAGCTCGCGATAATCGACCTCATAGCCAAGCCCGGCGATCAGCTGTTGCGCCTGCTGGCCGTGCGGCTCAATGGCAAGAAATTCACAAACCTCAGCCAGTGCAGGGTGATTCGCCTGGATCCCCGTCGACAGCATGCCGACAAATGCCGCGAATGTTTCACCAGCGCGCTCAGGATCCGGGCGTAACTCTTCTTCCAGCAGTGGGCCCCATGTCTTAAATTCCTCGACGTTCTCCAACATCATTACGCGGGGACGTACTGCCAGCGCCCAGCGCAGGACAATCCACGCCAGCCCGCGAATCTCTTTCTTAACTGGCTTAGCACCCTTCGCTTTGGAGAAGTGCCGGCAGTCAGGGCTAAACCATGCCAGGCCGACAGGTTTACCGCTGGTGGCTGCGAATGGGTCAACGTCAAACACAGACTCGCAATAATGCAGCGTGTCCGGGTGATTCGTTTTATGCATCGCAATAGCGTTTTCGTCGTGGTTAATAGCGATATCAACGCTACGCCCGATCGCCAGCTCAATGCCGGTACTCGCGCCGCCGCCACCAGCAAAGTTATCCACGATAATTTCACGCATTGACGGCCCCCTGCATGCTGTTGAAGAGACCACCAGCGGTCGTGATAATTTCACTGGTCGGCATACGTTCGAGCCACAGCTGGTTGATATTGGCTTTCAGCTTGTTCTGTTGTGAAACAGGTAGAGCGTCAGCCCCTTCAATTTGGTTAAACACCAGTCCAACCTCAAGAGGCCATACACGTGTTTCGTTTAACGCCTTGTCCTTTGATTCCTGCGTTTCACGCACGTGGGCGCGGATCCCCCGAATATTTGACCATTTAGCTTTATCCAGGCTTTCCATGGTCGCGATGAATTCGTTGTGGCTGATGCCGTATTCTTTTGCAGATTCAACGGCAACCGTGCGAAGTCGCTCTGACATGTCTTGTTTCACGTCATCGCTTTCAAAGGGCAATGTTTCCAGCCAGGCATTAACACCCACCAATATGCTCTCGCTGATCAGCTTTTTCGCTCTGTCGATCGTCAGCGGTGAAACATTGGTAAATTCAGGGTTTTCCAGAGAGTCGGCAGCCCAGGTATGACCAAATTTTGACTCGCTGAAGGTGTACTCATCTTTCTCGCCGAACGCCGCGACAACACAGGCCCAAGCCTCTACACCACTGGTTTCCAGAATGGCTTTTTGGGTTAATGGCAGTTCTGCCTCTGATTTCTCCGGCACTACCTCAGCCTCCAGCTCCTGCGCCGCCTCAGTTTGCGTTCTTGCCACTGCAAACTGGGCCAGCGACATCGAAGCACGGCCTTTGGCCTCCAGGTCGGTGCGGTTGATATAACTGAAACGCTCTCCCCGCCACGCTTTGTCGAAGACCACGATAGCGCCAGCAAAAAATGCGCTGGTGGGCTGCTGCTTTTCGTCTTTTGGCACGAACCATTGAGGAAGATCGAAACCAATTCGGCCACGGATAAATGTGACGTGATCTGCCTCTTCCGGCCACCACGTCTCACTCGTCGCAGACTTAATTAGAAAAACGTACCGACCGCCCTTTTCCCGCATTGCCATAGCATGGTTAATGATGTGGGTCATTCCCGTAACCGCCTGCTTTTCATGGTACTGAGAGCGACTGTATGGCGGATTGCCAAACGCTGCTCCACCGAGTTCTTTCAGCCGTTCTGACCAATCCTGCGTCAGCGCGTTATCTTCAGCGGTATACCATGCCGGGCACTTCGCGTTGCTGTCGTCGGCAAAAAGGTCCAGCACCAGAGGGCCGAACATCGCATTGATGCCCCAAAACAGGAGGTCTGGTGTGCGCCACTGATCGCCAACCTCTTTCAACTCGTGCGCTGGTTTTGAACGGAGTTCATCCAGTGCGCGGCAGTATTTATTTTCCATCATCCTCTGAACCCCTCTGGAATCTTGTTATCAACCGGACCGAACTTCATCGGGTCATGTTTCTTTTCGCCCCAGCTGTCACGCGGTGGCCGCCCCTTCTTGTCCCAGCGGATCCCGCTTTGCAGGTAGCCTTCAAACTTTTTAGGACCAAACAGCGTTTCAGGGCGCATGTACTGGTACTGCACATCATTGCCGTTCCAGTGCTCATGCTTCAGGTCAATAACCAGTTTCAGGTCACTGACGGTATACCCCTCCCGCAGCCGGGCCCGGATGTTTTCCAGAGAGGTCTTTGATTTCTGGTACCGGGAGCCACTGACTTGGTTTAGGTGGCTTAATACCAGGATGGCGTTATCGGTGATCACCACCTCAGGGTCGGGTTGCGGCGCAACCGGACAAGAAGGTTTTTTATCTGATGGATCTGTAGTTGATTTTACTGACGGATCCCCGCCAGATTCTGACGGGTCAAAACCGTTGTTTTTACAAGATTTTGATGCCTCAAATTTTGAGGGGTCAGAATCTGACGCGTCAGAATTTGAGGTGTCAGATTCTGACAGGTGAGAAAGAGCAGCAGCCTGAAGTTTCACGACATTCAGTTGATAGACGTTCGAGGCATTGCGGTTGCCCTGGCGACGCTGTTTGCGTGTTAGCCAACCTTCCTTCTCAAGCTTCGTTATCGCGGTCCTGACAGTACTTTCCCCAGCTCCAATCTGGCGGGCAATTGTCGCTATAGACGGCCAGCACACCCCCTCATCGCTGCTGAAATCAGCCAGGCGCGCCATAATGACCACGCTGGACAGCTTCATTCCTGCGGCAGCACAACCATCCCAGACGTAGGAGGATAATTTCACACTCACTTGTCGATCCTCCTGAATCGGGCACGGAAAATAAGTAACGGCGCCGCGCACTCCCACTCGTAACCTGGGCGCTTATAGACAACCTTCTGGCTGTCTGGCTCGTATCTGATAACGTTGACGACGATGCCATGGTTATCGCGGTAAAGCCGATCAAGAATCTGATGATTGTTGCTCACATCACCCTCCCATCAGCTCTGAGGCGTAACGCTGGGCAATCCACTCAACGCCACGAGGTGTCACGCGTGTCTGGGTGTAGGCATGCCCGAAGTCAGAAGTGCCCGTTTTGACAGTGAACAGGCCTTCGCGCTGACGCAGTGCATGCGGCAGGAGATTGCCGGACTGGCGGAACAACACCTTGTCTCGTACGAGCGTGTCGATCATTGCCTTTTCCGGCATATTGAGAATTTTCGCCGTTTCGCGGAGACTTTTAGCACCGCCGGCTTCAACGTAATGTTCGACAAATGCGACTTTCGGCGCGTCCTGCTGCACTTTATTCGCCAGCGCGGCATTCTGCTCTGCCATATCAGCTGCCAGGCGGAGCGCTTCAGGGAGGGTCTGAGGAATTAGCGCCTTGTTCTCCAGCTCCTGCCAACGGTCCACAACCGCCGCAGTAAACTCCGGAGAAAGCCGGGCAACCAGCACCAGTGAGTCACGCTTATTGAAGCGGTACTCCTGATACACGTTTCCGTTATGCTCAAAATTGAACTGCGCCAACGGCGCGGTTAAAAGACCAGCAGCATTCAGGCGTTCAGCAGAGCGCTTGACGTCACCATGTTTACTCTGCACCAGAGCGGCGATTTCCCGACTGCTCATTGTCACTACGCCACCAAACACAGGGGAAAACCCAACATCCGGGGCACGATTAATTAATTGCTGAGTCATTCGGTTTCACTCCTCTGGATCTATAGTCACCCACAGCCCACTCGGTAAAACTGTGGTTCACCTCTTCCCAGCCACCGGGTACTCTTACGGCATAGCAATACGTGACCTCGTCTTTGCCGCCACGAACGGGCAACGCGCGGAGTTGCGAACGCGGGTTATTTGCGGTTAAATTGCTCATGCGGATTTCTCCATACACATAGATTTATCTGCCACGACGCCCGGAGCTGCACACTCGCGGGCGTCACTCTTTTCTGGTGCGCAAAACACACGGAAAAGCAGCGTCAAATGTTCCTGCCACTTCGTCATAACCTGATAGCTGTTCTCCTCTATCTGCGCCCGTTCAGCAGCATCGATGATGCCGTCTGCCGTCGCTTTACGGATGTAATGCGAATGCTTGCCGATCCACTCAATGGATTCCATTAAGCGCTGGTGAATATCACCGTTATCAATCTCTTCCACTTCTGCCAGCGGCACGAACACCCCATGCGAATGCCGTGCTACTGCGTCAGCGATATGGTTTGATCCACCAGCACTCTGCAACACCATCGCCCAGCCAAGCGGGAATATCTGATCACCTTCAGCACGCAGGCGGTTAAACAGCGCGTTCTCTGTCACTCCCAACCATTCCGCCGCTTCGGCATACCCGCCAGGCAGCTCAGTGATGGTTTTTTTGATGGCGACCACCAGCCAGGCTGGCTGCTTATCTACTTTCCATTCAGGCTCTATACCCACGGTTAACCCCTTACTTCTGTGGTACTAAAACTGGAATACTTTGTTACTGTTTCGGATAAATATCCGGTCGAAGATCTGATTTAGTGATAGCCCCATCAGTGGTTGACTCCAGCTTCTTAGCTAGCGAGAAACCAGCTTTTTTGTACCCGTTGAACACCAAACGCAGGTAGCCGGGAGTAGAACCAACACTGCCTGCCAGCTTGTTCTGCTGCTCTTTAGTTAAAGAGTCCCAATACTCTTTCATAATATGTACCTCCTGTGTACATATTACACGAATAAAATGAACCATCAAGGTACTTGTACCTTTACGGTACAAGCTGTGTAATTTCAGAATGAAAACTATCCAAGAGATACGGCGCTTAAACGCCAGAAAATTGCGGGACGGTGTTGGTGGAAATTCGTACTTTGCCAACATGATTGATCGCGAACCGACCCAAACGAGCAGGTTTATGGGGGAAGGTGCTACCAAAAATATTGGTGACGCAATGGCACGCCATATCGAAAAGTGTTTCGATCTCCCGCAAGGATGGCTAGATAAGGAACATCAAACTACTAATGTTGCAAAAAATCCCGATGTTTCCGACACTAATAGAAATATTACTATGGTTCCGGTTATATCCTGGGTGCAGGCAGGAGCATGGACCGAAGTTGGCTATGCTGAGGTAGATTTGAATAGTACAGAAACTTATCCTTGCCCTGTTCCTTGTGGCCCGATGACATATATTCTCAGGGTTATCGGCGATTCCATGATCTCTGAATATCGGCCAGGCGATATGATTTTTGTTGATCCAGAAGTTGCAGCCGTTCATGGCGATGACGTGATCGCTTTGATGCATGAGTCGGGAGAGACAACCTTCAAGCGTCTGATTGAGGATGGAGGTCAAAAGTTTCTTAAGGCTCTAAATCCGAACTGGCCAGAGCCTTACGTCAAAATCAATGGTAACTGCTCAATAATAGGAACGGTTATATTTTCCGGAAAACCAAGAAGATATAGAACAAAGCCTTAATTGTTTCCTGATGAACCTGCTTCGGCAGGTTTTTTTATACTTGACAATGTACCCTTGAGGTACATAATGTACCAACAAGAAACAGCGAACAGGCAGGATGCCCACGAAGTAGCCGCCGGTGGCGTATGAATGACCGGATGATTCGCTGAGTAGGGTCATTAAGAGGATTTCAGGATGAATGCAGCACAGCGTCGCAAAGCATATCGCAAGCTCCCGAAAGCTGGAGAAACTGTAGTTTTGCGCGGGGTTTCTCGCTTGGTATTGGGTCCGTGTACGTTCGACAGTTTTACCGGAGAAGCGCGCAGTAAACCATCGGTGAACCGTGTCAGTGTCCAGATGACTGGCGGATCCACAGCTTCACCACTGATTCGTAATTTGACGTTTTAGCATCAAACAGGTGTCTTCGGGAGGGGTAACAGAGGTGCGGCCTGATTAACCGCAACTCGTAGTCTGTTTCCTATAGCTGGTGGCGATACCCAAGCCAGGAATACCCAAAACCAGCAGGAGTGTTAAGGGCAAAGACTAATCATCTCCTTAGCGCCCCGCCCGAAGATACCTGATGAACATGGCGAAAGCCGACAGCGTTGAAGGCGTTTTTCTCATGTTTCGCGCTAAACAATAGCGGGGAGAACATGGGGCGGAGAGCAAATCCCGCGCGGCTGTACCTGACGCTACAGCCCAAACCAATAAGCCGACTGGCAACGTAACTGCCCTTTACATTGGCATCGGCGAAGTGGCGCCGCTAAACCGAGGCTGGTGGATCGTAAAACCGCAGGAGCAAGTAACAAACGGTAGTCCGTATGGAGAAAAATCCGTTGAGCAAGGGGCCTGGCCGGAACCGTAACCGGCACACAACGATGAGAGCATTGACGAGCAAGGCATAACGGCAGGTTCAATTCCTGCTACCTCCATTAAGTTGGAGGTGATGGGCAGCCAAATGCTCCGTTCGATTCGGAGACCGGCAGTGTTCTCTTCGTTGTGGTAATGCGGCTCTGCGCACGTGACGAGGCCAATAAGTTTATTTCAACTTTGAAATGAATACGTTTCTTAAGGTGTAGCGTCGCCGGTTCTGGCCGGGCCGGCAGGTGGAGGCACCACCGCCACAACATATGAATTGCTGTGTGTAGCTTTGGCGGTACCAGTACCAACCTTAGAAGTCCCTGGTACCGCCCTTTTTACACAACAGACAAGGGCATCACCGGGTGACGGGCTCATAACCCAACCCACTCGGGCGCGAGGAAAGTGGCCTGTCTACCCATGACAATCGTGCAGGTGTCCTTCTCTGTTGTGTATGGAGTAGTTTCACTGGCGGTTGCAGCCGCCTTTCATGAGGGTAAAACCATGAGTAATGACCGCATGACCGTAGTGCCCGACTTTCTGGGCGAGCTGGATGCCGGCGTGTTCATGAACAAAATCGCAGCGGCGCTCAACACCACCGCTCTCGGCGTTCTGAATAACGGCAATAAAGGCAAAGTAGTCCTCACCTTTGATTTTGAGCGTATGGGTAATTCCGTTGAAGAGAAGCGCGTCAAGATCAAGCACAAGCTGAACTACAGTACCCCGACCCCGCGCGGTAAAGCCTCCGAAGAAGACACCACCGAAACACCGATGTGGGTCAATAAAGGCGGCAAGCTAACCATCCTCCAGGAGGATCAGGGTCAGCTATTCAGCATCAACGGTGGTACTGACGGAAAGCTTAAAGCGGCTCAGTGAACCGCCTCGACCAATTCACTGTAACCACTTCGATCATTTGTTAATAAGGATTTTTTTATGCCTCAGTTAGACAGCGGTACCTTTCAGCAGGTCAAAGACCTGGTTTTATCCGGCTATCATCTGAATGATATCCATGGTCTGGCTTGCCCGACTGCATTGCTTCCGGACGGCACAAACGTCGAAAGCCTTGAGCGCTTCTCTTTGGAGCGCTTCCGCTTCCGTGGCGCCATGGGCACAACCAGCATTGAAGACTTTGTCCGTTACTCAAAGGGATACGCCAGTGCAACCGAGAAAGCTCGCTGCTTTATCGATGCTGACAATATGACCGCCCGTTCCATCTTCAATATCGGCACGCTGGATAATCCTGGTCATGCTGACAACATTGCTTCAATCAGCCTGAAACAAACTGCTCCGTTCCGCGCACTTCTGCAGATCAACGGCCAGCGACTGAAACAGAAGCAGATCGCTGAATGGTTGGAAGACTGGAGCGATTACCTTTCGGCGTTCGATGCGGAAGGCGGGGCCATGCAAATTTCCCAGGCTGCTCAGGCGGTCCGTCGTATCACTATCCAGCAGGCAACGCAGCAGGATCACGAAGACGGTGATTTCAGCGGTAAAAAATCCCTCATGCAGAGCGTTGAAGCCAGTAGCAAAGACGTTATGCCAGTGGCGTTTGAATTTAAGTGCGTACCGTATGAAGGTCTTGGTGAACGCCGTTTCAGCCTGCGTAACAGCTTACTGACAAACGATGAACCATGTTTTGTTCTGCGCATTGTCCAGCTTGAAGCGCAGGAAGAAGCTATTGCCAATGAGTTCCGTGATCTGCTGATCGAGAAATTCGACGGCGACACAGTTGAAACCTTCATCGGTAACTTTAAAGCGTAATTGCTCAGCCTTAATAACCCCGGTAACGGGGTTATTAGTGAAGCGTAATTCCTTTAAATATCGCCATCCGGTGAGGGATTCGTACAACCAAAAATCGCCGCAGGTGCAGCTGCAAAAAATGGAGAAGATTCGATTATGAGTTATATACAAACGCTTTCCGGCAAAAAGTTTAATTTCATTAATCCAACTGCCGCCGACGTTGATATTGAAGATATCGCAAACGCTCTGTCCAACATTTGTCGCTTTGCTGGCCATCTTCCAGAATTCTACAGCGTTGCCCAGCATTCTGTCTTAGCGAGCCAAATTGTACCGCCTGAGTTTGCATTTGAAGCCCTGATGCATGATGCGGCTGAAGCGTATTGCCAAGATGTACCGGCACCGCTTAAAGCCCTGCTTCCTGATTACCGCCGTATTGAAGCCCGCGTGGATGGTCTGATTCGTACGGTCTTTGGATTACCGGCAGAAATGTCGCCTGTTGTGAAGTATGCAGACCTCACAATGTTAGCGACCGAACGCCGCGATCTGGAGATTGACGACGGCACCGAATGGCCGTGCCTCAAAGGGATCCCCACCAGCGATATTATCCAAGTCATTCCTCTTCGCCCAGGCCAGGCTTACGGGCTTTTCATGACTCGGTTCAACGAGTTGATGGAGGTCCGTAAATGCAACGCATGAAAATTAAAGAACTGGTTGCCGCAGCTCATGCTGCGGCGGGGAAGTTACCACCAGCAGAAGCCTCCCTTATGCGTGAGATAGCCATTCGCCTGGACGTTACCTTTGCCGCCTTGACGGAATCGATGGACCAGCGAATGAGCCTTGACGCCGAAATTAACCATCTTCGTCAGGAGTCCGTCCAATGACCCCCAACAAATATGCAGCTCTGCGCGCCACAATCGCCAGAGCCAAACGCCACGGATGTCAGAAGGTAGTAATGCGTGTGACGTTAGCTGAAGAACTTCTCGACCAGCTATCAAACGCTGAGAAACAAATTTCTGAACTGGCTGCGGAGAATGCAAAACCATGCCCCCATTGTGGAGGTATTGGCACCTGCTCAGAGCACGGTTGCACTGCCACAGACCAGATTCTGGAGCGGTATCGCGCCTCGCAAATTCGCAAAGGAGTGCAGTCATGAGCAGAATAATAGACAAAGAGCTTCACGTCATTATGCCTGATAACAGCGTATGGGCTGTACCGGTTCAATTAATCGCAACGAACCGTGCTGAGTATTACGCAAAACATTACGCCGGTGATGTTAATCGCAGCCTGGCGGAGGACACCCTCCCGTTATTCGATGGAAGTGATTACGAAATCGAAAGCTGGGCGGCTAATAACATGAACTGGAGCGATGTTGAACATGCTGCCCGTTGCGTATCAGGTGGCGAAACTGACTATCAGGAAGGCTGGGTAAACGGCCATAAACGTGTAATGGAGGCAGCGGATTGAGCAACATCGACAAACACGCATTACGCAAGGCTGCAGTGCATGCAAAGACGACAGATGACTGGGGCTGTGATGCTGACAATTTCCATGACAAAGCGACACCTGATGTTGTGCTGGCGCTGCTGGATGAGCTGGAAGCCGCGGAGAAGCGGATTGCTGAGCAGGCAGGCATCATTGCAAAGCAGGAGAAGTGGATAAAGGACATTGAGGCAACCATGATTGCCGCAACTGACCGAGCGGAAGCCGCAGAGAAGCGCGTGGTCGAGCTGGAGGTGCTAGCGTTCAATCCTGCACTTCTGGATGTGATATCCGAACGCCAGCGACAGCGGGCTATTGAGGGCTGGACGTCTGAGCATGATGACGCCTATCAAAATAGCGAACTGGCCGATGCGGCTGCCTGTTACGCGATTCACGCAAACAATCAGGGGATCTCAACTCCAGCACATTGGCCGTGGTCTCCTGATTGGTGGAAGCAGTCTGGTGCTCGCCGTGACCTTGTTAAAGCTGGTGCGCTTATCCTGGCAGAAATTGAACGCATCGATCGCGCCGCAGCCGGTAAAGGAGAGTGATATGCGCGAAATCGGAGCTCAAATCACAGCGTCGAGGGCGGCAGCAGTAATATACGAAACATTCGGACACCTCGACGCGAAACCGGGTGAGAGTCACAAGGGATATTTCATTTTCATCTACGGTCAGCATGGTGACATGGATGTGGTGTACAGCGACTTCCCGACATTTGGCGAAGGGCCAGGTTATTTCAACGACCGCGGAGATTTCATCTGGGAGTTAATTCGTGATGATGGTCCATGTTCTGCTGTCGGCATCTACCGGTTCGACGGTGAATATCACCCACCAAAAAGGAAAGGCAACGCTCGTTTTGTAGGTAAAACAATTTGCATTCAGACGTTCGGAGAGGACTAACCCATGAGCACTATTACAAGAGAACGCATTGCAGAGTTGGCAAATTTCAAACCTTCCGGGGCCAACTCCGTTAATTCAGCGACACGTGAAGAATGGCAGGAGCTGGCGCGTATCGCGCTGGCATCGCTAACGGTTGAGCCTTCGGCAGTGCCTGAATTAAAAATTGCGCACCTTATTAACAAATTCTACGAACGCTATCCGCTGGCAGAATTCAAAAGTGATACGGAGCGCAGCGCGGCGTTGGGATATTTCATGGCTGGTGCCGAATTGCAGTGCTTCGGTGAATTTATCAATTACGCCGAACTGATGGGAGATGAATAATGGAATTCACCAAAGAGCAGTTAATAGAGCAGGCATCATATAACCTACGCCTGATGAAATCGTTGTCTGCTGAACAACAATGTAGCCCATCATTTAAAGCCGATTTCCGCCTAATGGAAATTGTTCTTGCATCGCTCGAAGCGGAGCCAGTTTACTTTGTTGAAATTGAGGATGGGCAGGACATAAATGCCGGTCGCATTGAGGGGAAAAATAGACCTGATTTGAGCCTGCTGCCGGATGGGATTAACCAGCTTTACACCGCCCCGCCAGCGCCGGTATTTGTGCCGGAAGAGGTTCTTGCAGGTCTTGAGCATGAAGCAAACCACGTAACCGCTTGGCATCACATTGACGAGCATTCATGCAAGGTGTATCGCCGTGACCTGTTGACGTTGGTTGACGCCTGCCGCGCCGCCATGCTTCAGGGTGCAGATGGCAACTCTCCAGTGGTTCCGGAAGGATGGGTGATGGTGCCGGTTGAGCCGACAGAAGACATGATCATCAATGGTTTTGAATCAGAGCCAGATGAGAGCTTTAGCGATGAGAAGGAATGGGAGGCATACGAAGCCATGAGTGGATGCCAGCAAGCGGCGCACCGGGCAAAACTATGCTGGTCGGCAATGCTCAGTGTAGCCCCCAAGCCGGAGGCCTGATGCCCAGCAAACTCAAACAGCGGCGCCTGCGCCGCCTTAAGGCCGACCTGGCCTGGTGGCGAGAAGAGGCAGAGGATTGCCGCTCCCGCCTGCTGGAGCTGGCAGGGGAAATCGATAGAGTACGAGCACAAATCGTCAGAGTACCAATGCCGGTGGTTGTCCCCTCGGCTTTAATCGCAGAATTAGCAATGGAGAAAGCAGTTGAACGACTTAATGATTGACCTCGAATCAATGGGAAAAAAGCCAAACGCGCCGATCGTCTCAATTGGTGCCGTCTTTTTTAACCCTCAAACAGGTGAACTTGGCCAAGAATTTTACACGGCCGTCTCGCTTGAAAGCGCAATGGCTCAAGGCGCGGTACCGGATGGAGATACAATTCTTTGGTGGCTAAAACAAAGCCCGGAAGCACGCTCAGCTATTTGTGTTGATGACGCGATGCCTATCACTGATGCACTGTCGGAACTTAGCCATTTCATTCACCGGCATGCATATAATCTCAATTACATGAAGGTCTGGGGTAACGGGGCCACCTTTGACAATGTGATTCTGCGCGGAGCTTACGAACGCGCCGGACGCATTTGCCCGTGGGAATTTTGGAACGATCATGATGTACGCACGATTGTTACCCTCGGTCGCAGTGTTGGTTTCGATCCGAAGCGTGACATGCCTTTCATTGGCGATGTTCACAACGCCCTGGCTGATGCGCGCCATCAGGCAAAATATGTGTCAGCAATTTGGCAGAAACTTATCCCTGCCACCAGCACCAACGAGTAAACCACTCAGCCCGGGTGCAGCCGGGCTTTATGGAGAAGGAAACCATGGCAAAGCTAATGAAAGCGAGTCTCTGGAGTAAGCGCGAATTTACCAAAGACTCCATTCCTGACAACCGTACAATTAAACGTTGGGTCGAAAACGGATTACTCATGGGAAGGATTGTAGATGGTTCAGTTTTTGTCTATGAAACCGAAAAGTGGGGAGTTGACTCAATTGTTAATCAGGCGGTACGTCAGTTAATAATTGAGGGTTGACCATGGCAGCAAGGCCACGAAAAAAAGAATACCGCCACCTTCCTGATTATCTTTTTTTTGATAAAGATCGTGGCGTGTATAAGTTCACGCTTACAACTGGGAAAAAGAAAACTCTCGGTTCGGATCGAGTAATGGCTATCGCCATCGCCCGAGAATATAACCTGAGGATGCGCCCTGAAAATACACCATCGATAGATTCTTTAATTCGGGAATCGGGAGGGCTGAATGGTGAAGCCCACCCGTTTTCTGAACATGTTGATCGCATTATGGAGAGAGCGATCAAAGATGAGCAGCCGTCTAAAAGCACACTTGACGATTGGAATAATGATGCCATCAGGGTTAAAGAATTTTTTAATAACATACCCGCATGCGACATTGAGCTTGAGCACGTAAATGCCTACATACGAAATTACCATTCTGAATCGTCGGCCAATGTTCAGAACCGAAAAGTTAGCTTCCTGAAAAAGCTATTCTCTTATGCTGTGGATGAATCGCTAATGATGGATAACCCTGCAACACGGAAAAAAATGCGGCGTGTCGATAAAAAGGTTCGCCGGCGACTTACTTTGGAACAGTTCCTGGCCATACATGCAGCTGCTGAACCTTGGCTGAAGACTGCTATGGACCTTGCAATACAAACTACGCAAGCGCGCCTGGAAGTTTCCCGGATCCGGTACTCGATCAAGGAACCTAAAGAAGGGGTTTGCGGCTGTGTATGGTTCGATCAGGAAGAGGCTGGCATATTCGGAACGCTTTACATTCATCGGCAAAAAGTGCAGCACAAAGAGGCCTCACACGTTGCAATTCCGATCGGCAGGGCCCTGAAAGAGATCATAGACAACAGCAGAGACAATGTCGCCAGTCCTTATGTTGTTCATCGGCTTCTGGAAAAGAGAAGCAATCCCATAAGCAAGGAAGTTAACCACCCAACACAGGTGGCCCCTGATTATTTGAGCAGGGCATTTTCAGAGCTGCGGGACCGGATAGGAGTAGCGGCAGAATTACCTATAAAAGAAAGACCAACTTTCCATGAGATTAGAGCGCTGGCGGCTCATATTTTCGAAAGACAAGGTATCGATCCGCAGGCAAGGATGGCCCATAGTGATGCAAAATCGACAAAAATTTATACCCAGAACCATGTTGAATGGGTAGAAGTTCCTCATGCTGAAATTGTCTTTAAAGCCGGGTGATGTATGGGGAAAAACCTACCCGTAACTCATTGATGTATATAGTGCGGATTTTGCGAAAAATGCACTGTTTGCATATACAGTCAAACATGCCGTAGCACCAGTATTTACACGGGTTGCAGTGGCTTTACCGCAGTGACATGGGGTGTCGGGGGTCGGAGGTTCAAATCCTCTCGTGCCGACCAAAAACTTTCTAAACCAGCCTTCCGGCTGGTTTTTTATTGCAGCTCGTCCGGCGTTTTACGCAAGTAAACCAGCGTAGCCAGACAAATCACCGCCCCAGCATAAAACGTATATTCTGCGCCTGCTGTTTCCCAGATCGCTCCTGCCCCCACGCTGGCAATAAGCAAGCCAACGCCACTGACCATACTGAAAATGCCGTAGGCGGTGCCGCGTAAATCCGCTGGTGCGGTTTTCGCTATCATTGCGGCCAACAGCCCCTGGGTCATCCCCATGTGCAAGCCCCACAGCGCGACACCTATAATAATCCCGCCCCAATGGGAACTTAGCGCCAGCACAACGTCGGCACCTATCAATACCACTAACCCCCACTGCAGCAGCCGGGTGTGGCTCATTGAGTCTGAGAGCTTGCCAAAAGGATACGCTGAAAGGAAATAGAGCAGGTTCATGGCCACCATCACCAGGGGGATCAACGCCAGCGGGACGCCCGACTGCTGCGCGCGAAGCACCAGAAACGCTTCACTAAAGCGAGCCAGAGTGAAGACGGCCCCCAATCCAATTACCCACCAGCAGCCTTTGCCCAGCCGCTTCAGGTTCTCTTTTTTAATCGGATTGGTTCGCTTATGTTCGACAGGGGTTTTCGGTTCACGAAGACCGAAGAAAAGTAACGCTACGGCGAGTACGCCGGGGATCACGGCGATCCAGAATATGGTGCGAAAATCGTCGTTCCACAGCAGCATTAACCCGACGGCCAGCAAGGGGCCAAGAAATGCACCGATGGTATCCATAGACTGACGCAGACCGAACGCTGCACCGCGCAGTTCGGGCGGCGTCACGTCAGCGACCAGCGCGTCCCGCGGTGCGCCGCGGATGCCCTTCCCCACCCGGTCGATTAATCGTGCCCCCAGAATCATGCCGGATGATGAGGCGATAGCGAACAGCGGTTTGCTCAGCGCGCCGAGCCCGTATCCCAGCACGGCCAGCCCTTTTCGCTTGCCGAGATAGTCGCTGATTGCACCGGAAAAGACTTTAATAAACAGCGCAGTGGCTTCTGCTAAACCTTCAACAAGACCGATGAAAATCACGCTGGCACCGAGCGTTGTGACCATAAACAATGGCAGCAGGCTGTGAATGATCTCCGAGGAGATATCCATCAACATACTGACTCCCCCCACAACCCAGACTCCTTTCGGGATCCGGCTGAGCGTTGCAAACCGGGATAACATCGGGCATCTCCTGCTTTCTGTAGAACAATCTCGTTCGAAACAGAATATCCTGGAAATGCGAATAAATATCATCAGACATAAAAAAAGCCAGCCCGAAGGGCTGGCTTGCTTCTCGCCGATAAAGGATCAGTGCTTATCGCGCCCGCCCAGGAAGAAAATACCCAGCGGAATGGCAAGCAGAACGGTGAACACCAAGCTGTAAACAAAGATCATCGCCGATTGCAGAACGTACATGCTGGTCGTCCATGCAGAGAGGGGAATGTTGTACTGTTCAATGACGCCAACAATGGTTGCCCGTCCAACGCATGCAGCGGCAATCATAAACACAACCAGCAGCGCCAGCAGGAACTTACGGCCTTCAGGTGTTTTCAGTTTTGCGCGAACCATCTCTCTTCCCTTTACAGATGAATAACATTATCTGACGCTTAAAATAACACGATCTCCCCACCGACTCCACAACAGCATTAAAAACCATTTTTAATGCAAAAATACAGTTTATTACACTGCTAACAATGAAAATATAAGTAAATCACTCCAGTCATTCATGGTGGTTATGTTAATCTCGGCAGGATCGTTTTGACTTAAAGGAATGACTGTGAAAAACGCACCTAAATTTGCTATCGCTCTTATCGCCGCCTGTGTCAGCACCGGGGCTTTCGCCAGCAACACGCAAAGTGAACAGCCGCTTGAGAAAGTCGCGCCGTATCCGCAAGCGGAAAAAGGGATGAAGCGTCAGGTAATTCAGTTACCGGCGCAGCAGGAAGAAGCGAACTTTAAAGTCGAGCTATTAATCGGCAAGACGCTGGAAGTAGACTGCAACCAGCACCGTCTGGGCGGTCAGCTGGAAAGCAAAACCCTGGAAGGCTGGGGTTACGACTACTATGTTTTCGACAAAGTGACGTCGCCGGTTTCCACCATGATGGCCTGCCCGGACGGCAAGAAAGAGAAGAAATTTGTCACCGCGTATCTGGGCGATAACAGCCTGCTGCGCTACAACAGCAAGTTGCCGATCGTGGTCTATACGCCTGAAAACGTGGAAGTGAAGTATCGCGTGTGGAAG